AATAAAAGAAATAACTGAATATCCTTTAGATATAAACTTAACTTGGCTATCGTTGCGTTTATCTTCTTTTGACTATCGGTTTTACATATTTTATCTTAGAACTCATTCTTTTTAGATCATTTCAAAAATTTGTAGATATATGTTCAACTGTTGAGATTTCCCATACAAACTGGACAAGATTTACCGAGTGAGTAAAACCATTGTAAAATACAAAATTTCTGAAAACAATATTCACATCTTGTTTTAACCATTCCATTTTTATAGTGACTTTCAAGACAAATAGAACACTTGAGTTCGTCGCTAAAAGAAATATATGAGTTATCTGGTTCTAAATCTAACTCTGGATGAATATATTCTCCAATATAAGATAAAACTGAGCCCATATTACATGGGGAAACTCCGTCAAGTTGTGAACAACCAACAAGAGTAAGTACTCTTTCTACTGAAACACCAGATTCACCCCAAAGAGCTATACGAGTTTTTCTTAGATTTTCAATCCATTCTGTTTTTACACTACACGATCGATTATTATGATATTGCACATCTAGAGAAAGAACGGATGGAAAACCGTTCGGAAGCGATTTTATAGTTCTTGGAAGAGGCAAAAAAATATCTGGATGATAATCATCCGTTCCATTTACAAATGTATTAGAAAATCTATTTCTGGGAAATTCAACATTTGTTGAGCAGTCACGATACAAAAGGTACATACGAGCAGTAAGAATACAATTAGGTCCACACAAATACATCATAATTAACAAAATGTTTTTCTTATTTTCTCTTGGATCCATAAATTTTGCCATTATTGTATTTTCATACTGACAAGCATAAAGATGTGGCAAATGTCCTATCAACCTAGCCCAACGACAAGCACGAGAGCCTATTGGTTTTTCACCAACCGGATCATTACAAAGATCTAGAAAACATAATAGAAGCACAGCTGATGCTTCTGGACCTAACAATTTTTTTATTTCTTTCAAAGATAGTGACGTTTCAAATATTGGTCCTGACGATACATCCACATCTATTTGTTTCAAATTATAATTGTTCCATTTAGAGTATTCTTTTTCAGTTGCATTAGGAGCAACTGAAAGAACTCGCAACATTTTTCGAACAATGCGTAATTGCTTTTTCATATACCAAGATCTCCAAACTTGAATAAATTTATAAAAAGAAAGAAAAGAAACTATTATTGTTAAAGGTAAATGAACCCAAATACCTAAAACGTTTTTATTTTCAAAATCATCATCAAACATGTTTTTGATTTTGAAAATAAGAATTTTATGGAATTTCAATTTTATTTTATTAATTATTTAATTCAGTTGACAATGAATCATTTGTTTCGTAAGTATATTCAGTTCCATTTCCAAGTTCAAAAGTTAGAGAACTATATCCAAAAAATTCTGGTGTGAATGTATTTCCATGCCAATCATATTGTGGACCCATATATGGAAGAATTTGTTCTGTAACGTCGTTTTCGAAATTATTGCTAATTTGTAAAATGGGCGAAGGACCCTTCTTACGAATTATTATCATTTTATAGATTCGTCCATTAATAACGTAAGTAAGTTCGCTTGTTTTATTATCAATATGTTTTAATGAACTATTCATATATTGGATAAAACTTATATAAATAGCTTGAAAAATTAATTTTAAACTAACCCAAATAATAGTAGATTTTTTTTTCTTAATACTTGATACAAGTAGGTTAACTTGTTTAAATTTATTAAATTTCTTTACAACTACATCTTTAATAACTAAATAAGCTTCTGTTCGCCAAAATAAAAATGCACCAAATGCTATAAAAATCTCAGTATACATTAAATTGTTAATAAAATAACTTGACCTTTTAAATTTAAAATATATCTAAAATATTGTATTATGATTAAATGGAACAATATAAAGATTAATTCATTTCGACTAAGCTAGCTAATTTTTCTTACAGTAGTTCAGAACAATTACTTGATCTTTGGGTCAAAACAAAAGATTCAAATGAAGAAAATATATTCAATGGAGTCGAGAAAGTTCCAGAATCGTACAACGATAATAAAACAGGTGCGTTTGCCTTTAGTTTAAAAAAGAAAAAACATTATATTTTGTTTTTAGAGGATGTCATTAACGAGTTCTTTTTCTGGGGATGTTTCTTCTTTATCGAGAACCAAGATTTTCCCATTGGTGCTTTCAATGATTCGGAGGACAAGTTCAAAACCGAATCTACACAATCTATCTTTGTGGGTAACCACAATTTCTCCTTTGAATGCGGAGTCCAAAATTGTGTTAAAACCTTTTCTTTTAAAGTTAAGGCCTGATCCAATATCTTTAACGATTTCGTAGTCAGGATATTTACATCTAAAATACTCAACTTGTCTTTCCAAATCTTCTTTTTGAGAGGAAGTTGATACTCTGCAATAACAGATATTTCTTTTGTTGTTGTCTTTCTTTAGCTGACATAGCGATGACATCTGACATGAGATATCTGCGGTGGTTTCCTTTTGTTCTAATGCATTTAAGGATTCCTTGATTATTCCAATTTTCGAGTGATCTAGTAGTAACCTGGAGTATTTTTGAGACTTCTTCTGGTCTAAGATATTTTATTTTAGAAGTCATTCTTTTAGATCATTTCCTATTTTTATAGATTTAAAAGCAACAGTTGTTTCCCCAGTCTCAGCACACTCGTGTGAACAATATATGGAAGTTCTTATGAAATTGTATCTCAATTTTAAAATATAGACAATCAGACTCTAGTATAAATTACAAATATTTTACACAATCATACTACTACAACCTAAGAACCAATAATTTGTTAATATCATAATATTTGTTAATATTATGATTTTACTTTTCTTTAACAAGATGCAAAACAGTCTTTGAAATTTGAAGATGTGAGTCAAGAAGTTTATTAATTGCTTCCCATCTAGCATCTTCATCAGAATCCTCCTCCTCTTCTTCTTCCTCATCCTCATCATTCTCATCCTCATCCTCATCGTCAATAAGAATGTTTTCGTCCTTATTTTTTGCTTTTACCTTTTCAGAATTTTGTGACCTTATTATGTTAAATAAATTAGATAACATCTTATCATTATCTCCAGAAAACGAATTTTTATTATCTGTTTGAGAAGGTGTATTTACATTATTTGTATCTTCAGTGCTCATTTCTTATATATTTTGGTTGTCTTTAAGTTAGCAAAATAAATAATATAATTTTTTACAACTTAACCTCCGCACGTGGATCATAAAAACCGTCAAGCTTTTCTATTGCTTTTTTTACTAGATGACCTTTTGATATTTTATTATTATAATCTCCACATAAATAAACTGGTGTATCAAAATCGTTAGAAGCTTCTTTTAGTGTTCCAACAATATTATTTAATTCTGTTATATGCATATTAGTTACATGATGCGAGGCACTAGCAGGAGCTAAGCTACCAATAGAAATACTGATTTTTTCATTAATATCTGCTCTATGTTCGGGTGTACCAAATGGTGCTTTTAAATGAATATTTACTAGCCAAAACGCACAACCTTCGTCTCTCGATTGAAATAAATAAGCATTTGAAAATTTTGATTCGATATCATCACGATATAAACGGTTAATAGATTTTGTAGATATTATATCCCATACAGAAGTATCATACAATATTCCACTTGTATATGTATCAGACACAAATTCTAACGGTATGCCTGGATTACCTTGTTGTAATACGCGTAATATTTGATTTCCAGCTTCGTCAATTTCCAATAGAATATCTTTATATACTTTCGTTGCTAAGTCTTTTAATACTACTTCTTGAAAAACCATTATAGTTCCTGGCTTAATATGAGGATAAAAATATTCATTCATATAATTTAGATTACGATATTGTTCAGATTGTGTTCGTCTACACAATCCTTCTAAATTCATTGAAATTATATTGAAAGGAATATTTTCTTCATGAGCTGTTCTAAATTGTAAGTTTAAAATTATTGCGTCATGATCAGATAAATGACGTTCAACTACTGGTGGAGCTTCAACTACTGGTGGAGCTTCAACTACTGGTGCCGCGAACCATCCCCCAATCCATCGTGCCGTTTGTATAGCAGCTTGTGTAGCAGCTTGTGCTGCACTTTCTCTATAGCCTATTACTGGACTTGTTTTTCTTATAAACTCATATGAGACATATTCTGGATAATATCCAGTTGCTTTCGCATTTCTTATCTCAACAAAACCATCTAAACTCTTATTGGAAAGACTAAGAGCGTATGAAGCGCGTGAAGCAAATCCATGACCAATACTTTCGTCACACATTCGAGAAGGGAATTGAGTATGTTCTTTTTGTCTATCACAACATATTTCTCTAATATATATTCTCTGAGTCCCTATATGATGTCTTGGCAGATTATCATACGTTTTCTCTCCTGAACGACTACGGTAAAACTTACGACCATCTTTATTATGCTGAATTACGCTTACATCTCGACCAGATAAGCTGCGCAAATAGCTACCGTCAATAATCTCCGGCACCTCATATTCCTCGGAAACAAGCTCATAAGTGGTAGGAGAATATTTATTTTGTGTAAACAAAGGTTTTTTAAATTGAGTTTTATTAGTATATGTATTTAAGTAATAATATTTTTTTTGTTTACCACTATATACTCTTTCCCACCCTTTTGGTAATCTGTTTCCATCAATATCAAAAGGTTTCCCCCATCTGGATTCACCATTTTTTTTATTTGAGTAGAATGTTTTGTAATCTGATTGACCAGGTAGACGATATAATTTTTTCTTCCAATTTTGATTCCATATTTCTTCCATTTATAGTTAATTAATATAATATATTTTTATATTATATTTAAGTTATCTCAATAAATTAAAATCAATAGACTGATTCACTGTTATTAAATTTGAAAATGGTTCTTGACAAGTTGCATTTATATTTTTGGAAAAATTGAGTGTAACTACATATTATTTCTGAAGAAATCTTTTAAGTGACATAGAAAAATTATTCAGAATATTTTTAACCAACAAGCAAATGATCATCAAATTCTACTTCCTCCCATTCTTCGCTATTAATATTAAAATTTTTAATTTGTTGCATTGCTTTTGTTACTAGTTTACCTTTTTGTAAGAAACTATTATAATCCCCACATAAATAAACGGGTATATTAAAATCGTCAGACTTCGATATTAAAGTGCTAATAATATTATTTAATTCTGTTATATGCATGTTGTCTACATGATGTTTTATTTCTCTTTTTGTCTTAAATGGATTTACATTATGTAATGCAACCTTCAATATATCAAGATGGTCAGCCAATTGTTCTTCTGTTCCATTTGGTGCTTTTAAATGAATATTTACTACCCAAAACTTACACATACTATCAAAATGAGATCTGAATAAATAGGCGTTTGAAAATTTTGTCTGTTCAATATCTTGATATTTACGTTTAATAATTACAGTTTCTTCTAATTCCCACACTGCATTATCATAAAATATACCACTTGTATAAGTATCAGACATAAATCGTAAACTAGGGTTACTTTCTCTTAATTTGGATAAAATCTGAATTCCTGTTTTATCAACCCAACTATTATGTTTATGAGGATGATCAAGAGGATAATTGTATAAAGTTTGCAATACTATTTCTTGAAAAGCTATTATAGTTCCTCTTTTAATATGAGGTTCAAAATAAGAATTTATATTATTTATATGACGAAATTCTTTATCTTTTGATATTCTACAAAACCCTTCTAAATTCATTGAAATTATATTAAATGGTATATTATTATCATGATGTAAAGATGTATTTAAATTTAAAACTATTCCATCGTGATCAGATAAATACGGATCTATTTTCCTTATGTACTCAACCGACTGATATTGTGGATTATCACCCATAACTTTTTGATTTCTTATTTCAACAATACCATCTAAACTCGCATCTTGAGATGCTACAGGATCAATAAACATTGCTCCTGTAGCAGTTAATGTATGCATAACACTTTCGTGGCACATTCGTCTAGGATATTGAGTTATTTCATCACAACATCTTTCTTGAACAATTATTGTTTGAACAGGTTCTGCTACAGATTGAGTTAATTGATTTCCTGAAATGGACCTCTGATCTACCATTGTTGGCATATCTGCCATTGTTGGCAGATCTGGGTAATCGTTATCAGTACTGGTATTACTACGTTCTCTAACAAAGTCAGTATTTCCTGAATTGGACCTCCAACCTACAATTGTTGGCAGATCTGTCATTGTTGGCAGATCTGGGTAATAGTTATCAGTACTGGTATTACTAAGTTGTCTATCAAACTTAGTATTTCCTGAATCGGACCTCCAACCTACCATTGTTGGCAGATCTGGGTAATCGTTATCAATACTGTTATTACTAAGTTGTCTATCAAACTTAGTATTTCCTGAATTGGACCTCCAACCAACCATTGTTGGCAAATGTTGAATTTCTGTGTCAAGTCCAGGAGGACTATAACTAAAACGAACTGCCTCCCGAGGAGAATATTTATTTTGACCAAAATTGTTTTTTAATTTTATATACGGAATATGCCATTGGCTATCAAAAGTATACTTATTGAAGTAATAATATTTATTTGTACTAGAACTACGTACTCTTTCCCATCCTTCTGGTAGTGGATTACCATTCGTATCAAAAGGTATTCCTTGTTTAACATAACCATTATTTGTATTATCGTATAATGTTCTGGAATTCGATGGACGATATTTTTTTTCTTTCAATGATTTAAAATCAGATCTCATTTATATATACACTATATAATATAATTTATTTTTTTATTATTTATGTATCTTTTGATTGGTTTTATTTATGTAAAAAGTGCAGTGTTCTAAATAATAAAAGAATAAAATAATTTAATTTTATAGAATATGAATATAACAAAAGCAATTGAAATATCACCATTGGAATATTAAAGAGTTATAAATTTATCTTGTACCTATTGTATAAGATCAGCCGATCAATCAGGGATATTGTGAGGTATTACCACAATATATTTTTGACATTTATTATTAAAGAGTTATAAATTTATCTTATAATAAAAACGTAATTAATTTAAAATAGTAGAATATATTGAATAATAAATGCCAATTCATTGTAATACTAATACACATACAATATCTTTAAGATTTAAGATAGATAGAAATGCTTCTCAAAAATATATAAATAACTGGATAAAATTTAAGAACGTCTGTGAAAGCGGTAATAATAAAGAAATAGTAAAAAACTGGTTGTCCAATTGTAGAATTAATTCAAATAAAGATATTCCGTATCTAAACCGATGTGAAGGTGGTATTGGTGGTTGTAATAATCTCATACATAAACAAATAAGATTCAGACAACATCTTTTATATTTGAAGGATAATGATATTGTATTCAATATTTATAATTCGGATAAAGAAGAATGGTTATTAGACGAATTAGACGATTTGATACGTGCTTTCATAATAATTGCAAATATTGAAATATGTGCAGAATGTGTAAATGGTTGTATTGAAATTGTCTCGAATGTAATTGACTCAAATGAAATAAACTCAAATAGTATTCCTTTTGAACACTTAGAACGTTTAGAAAATAAGATACAAGGACTTGAAGAACAAGTTCGTAATCTCGACACAAAGTTAGAAACGTTTTTAAATAAGATAGTCGTAAACACCGATGTAAAAAATTGAATTTATAAACTTTTGTTATATTATTAAATATAACAAATTTGTAATATAACTATGTAGCGATAATGCGAGGAGGTGCGTCTTTAAATTTAGAAAATGATATTATACGACCTTGTTTTGGAATATTACAAGCCATACTACTTGGTTTGTGTTTAATATCGTTTGTATTTTCTTTTACAAGTTCTCCTTTACTATTGCTATAAATAACTGTACGAATATCTAAATTGTTCAATAGATTTATACATCTAGAACATGGCCTAGACATTATCAAGTTGTCGTGAGTGCTGTTAAATCTTAAAACAACCATTGTGAGATGATGGTTTTTTCTGTATTTTTGAGTTCTTATCATTCGAAGAGCGTTATGTTCAGCGTGCATATGGGTTGAATTTGGCATCCATTGCCCTATTGGTTTGTTACCTTTAAAAATTTTTGCAAAATGAAGACAATTTGTATCGTATCTTCCAACTGGATATATACTTGGAATTCCACAATGCACATGATTTACAATTGTCATTGTTATTGTAATTTTGTTATTTACATTTAGATTAATAAAATATATCAATTTTAATTTTTACGATTCGTTTTTGAAAATAACTCAGAAAACATAAATTAAATTACGCACATTACTAATTATATTCCAGATCTATAGTGAACACAAAGTTTATCAACGATCCAATGTTAATATTCTGATCGAAAGGAAGATTATTAAAACGATTTTTAATTAATTTTATAATAATAAAATGAGTTTTAAATGTTGGAAACAAAAAAAATCTACTAAAGGCTTAACTTATTATGTAAATCTTGAATCAGGTATGTCTCAATGGGGAGTTCCAGCTAACGAACTTTTACCAGCAGGTTGGGAAATGCATTTGAGCAAATCAAAAAGTGATCCTTTTTTCACTAATTCGCAAAAAAATATTAGGCAATGGAACTTTCCTACTAAAGAAGATGGAAACAAGGCACCAGAGGGATGGGAAGAAATGAGAAGTTTAAAATGTAAGAGTGTTTATTATAAAAATACTAAAACTGGTTATGTTCAATGGCAATATCCAAATGATGTAGATAGTTTTGTATTAACAAAAATTGTAAAACCAGTTGGTATTGGTATTCCTACAAATTTTTTATCTATTGTAGAAGATTGTACTCAAAATAAGATATGGAAAAAGCACGAAGATAAATTGTTAGGTTCTGGAACGACAGGAAATATTTATATAGCATGCAAAGCAACAGATGATTGTGAATATGTTATAAAAATACAAAAACAAAATAAAGACTATTACACAGAGATAGAGGCATTATTATTTTTACAGGATACAAAAGCTGTTCCAGAAGTTTTTGCTGCGTGGACATGTGAAAATCTTGGCTATTTTGTGATCGAAAAATTATATCATTGCAAATATAATTATAATTTTATGTGGGAAGAAGTAGGTAAAAAATTAGATATTATAAGAGAATCTGGCTATTTACATGTAGATATACATCCTGATAATGTTATGTGTAAAAAAGATGGAACCGTTGTACTAATTGATTTTGGCTATGCTGTAAAAAGAACTATTAAACTAGATAAGCAAGAATACCCAGATAATAATGTATCTCAAAGTTATAAACTACCTCTTACATGGGAATATCTTCAAATAATACAAGAAAATAATCATAATAGATATTTTAATCCTGCCGTTATAAGTTTAGATCGTAAAAATATAACGAAAGAACAAATACTTGCAGATAAAAAATGTACAAAAAAATATAATGATATTCTAGAAGAAATAATACTACTTAAAAATAAATAACAAACTATTGTGTCTATAGGAGTCATAATGTTCATATAAATCAGTCAATAGCAGAGGATTAAAATATATAAAAGGAGTATTATTCTGATAGGATATATATAACTTTATAGGTGATGAATTCTTTTCCAGAAAATGTGAGAAATACATATTGAGGTATAAAATAATCTAAAATTGTTGTATAAAAGATAAATTTATTAAAAATAAATATGGAAAAACAAGATTATGAAAACTTAATTTTTGAGGGAGGAGGTGTATTATCTTTTTCTTATTTTGGAGCTATTGTAGAACTAGAACGTATAGGAATGTTGCAAAAATTTAAACGTTTTGCTGGTACAAGTGTTGGTTCTGTATTTGCTGCTTTATTAGCAGCAGATTTTACTGCATTGGAAATTTTAAGATTACAAAAAAAAATGGCTGATGAAATTTTATCTTGTAATTATGATTTGCTTAGTGCTTTTAATATTTTAAAAAATAATGGTGTGAATTCATTGGATTCTCTAAAAAAACAAATACAAAAAACACTAAATAAAAAATTAAAAGCTGATATCACATTGGATGAACTGTTTAAAAAAACAGGAAAAGAATTAGTTTTAGTATCTTGTTGTGTAAACAGACAAAAAACAGTATACTTTCATCACTCTAGTTTTGGAAATGTAAAATTAATAGATGCAATTATTGCAAGTTTAGCTGCTCCTTTGTTTTTTCAACCAATACCTCTTATTGTTTTTGAAACAAAAGATTATTTTATAGACGGTGGAATTGTTGATAACTACCCTATTTGGGTATTTAATGATATTAACGTTCTTTATAAAGGTGATTTTTGCAATGTTGATAAAACACAAATTAATTCTAAAACGTTAGGGCTCAAACTTCTTTGTTTTGAAGATTCAACAATAGAACCAGAAAGACAACAAGTCGACGATGTTTTTAAACTTTTTAGATTATTTGTCAATATTTTAACATCTCGTATTGACAAGATAAATTTTTCTCCTAGTTGTGAAAAACAAACATTAATGATACCAACCGGAAATATCTATTTTTTAGATTTTGATATCAAAAATGACCAAATTTTAGAGCTTTTGGTTTGTGGGGAAAATGCGATTAAAAAACATTTTAAAAGTTTTTAACAGTGTCTTTGTACACATCTGATGCGTCGGTCAGTCTTATTCACACAAACAAATTTACATTTCAAAAATTTTATTGTTTTATTAAATAATAAAATGAGTAGTCTTCCTCTTCCTAGTTGTAAACTAGAAAATGGCTGTGATGCATTATTAAAATATTACAATACATCAATTCTTAATCATCCAAATATGGATCCTGCTTTGAAGGAAGCGTGTTATGCAGAAGCAAAAGAGTGTGCCGATAAAAATTTTGCACGAGCAAATGGAAGTCTACCAAGAACTGTCTTAGCTGAGTTAATACTTAGTCATCAAAACCAACAAGATCAAACCGCAAAACCTGATACTAAGAAACCATATGCAGATTTTATTGCTGGGCCGTTATCACTTACTTTACAATGGAGTTCATATTATAAGAAGTTAATATATATCTTTGGAGAGAAACATGATAAAGAATATGATTGTCCCGAACCAATACCAGAAAAAACAACTATGCTAGTAGAAAATTATATAAAACAATTATATATAAATGGAGATATGTTTTGTGATGTTTATGATGAAACGGGTGCGTTTTTTAAGAACCAACAATCATATACATATCCATATACCTTTGAATCTGATAGGATTGATGGAATAAGAAATCATTTTACGCAATGCTTGTTAGATGCTAATTTAGACGAAAATTGTAGGAAAGGTAGAGTTCATTATTTTGATATTAGACTGATGACCGGTATGGATGATGATTATGGAAATATAAGCAATTTTACCAGGAAATATATGTCTTTGGATGGAAAAAAGAATCAAGAATATATAGATTCTCTTAACGTTTTTTTTACTGATAAGCAAGTATTACAAATGATTCAAGATGTTGATTCTTATTCTTCTCCTAAAGAATTAATGCGATACTTAAAAACTGAGTTCGACGATAACTATCTTTTTAAGAAAGAATTGCGTAATTCATTTATGAAAGATAAAATTAATAGTTTTATTGATGAAAATATTAAAAAGTTTAATATTCTGTTTAAAACTATTATAGAGGATATACATAAATTAATGGATACATTAGAAAACTATACAGAATCTGATGAAACCAAAACGTATCAGACATACAATTTTGACGTTTTAAAAGTTGTCGATGTAGATGGAGATAATTATCGGCATTTGGATTTTTTGCGAAAGTTGTTAGACAGAATTAATAATTACCTAATAAGAGTAGAAACTCTTCTTGCTGACGGATATCTACTTGCTCGTGTGTTTAAAAAATTTAATATTGATGATGAAAAGGTAACAAAACAAAGACTTACCGATGAACCAGATGAACCTCGTAATATCGTTATATATGCAGGCGATAATCATTCAATCATGTATAGAGAATTTCTTAAGAAAAAACTTGGTTTTAAACTAATAGCTGTAACTGGAAAAGACTGGCGTGATAAACACAGTGAAAATGAATATGAAAATTGTATTAGTATGGAGGATTTTCCACAGCCATTTTTCGAATATCACAAGGATGTTAATTGGTTGGAAGATGCCTCTTCTGATACAAAACCATCACCAGATAAGAATTGGTCAAAAATTAAGAGCGCAACAAATGGTCGATATTATTATGCAAATCCAACAAGACGAATTCGTGTATGGAAACGACCAGTTGATTATAGTTCTGACGAAGATGAGGATGTGCAAGACATGTAATTGTAATTGCAAGCATATAAGTGTATTAGCCGAGTTCAATATATGTTTACTGGTGCAGTGCGTTTAATCAACCTCTTATTTTTGAACACAAGTAACGTTTAAAATATAATAAAAAAGTTATTTATTATTTAAGTTTATTATTAAATAATAAATAAATGGATCCTCAAATTAAAAATAATTTTTTCACAGATTTGACATATCAAACTGTAGTTGTGATTCTAAAACGACTTTTAAAACAAGATGATGGTATTGAAATATTTGATAGGCTTTTTAATATGCACAACTATCATATAATCAATTGCTTATTACTCGCACAAAATAAAAAAAGCCTATGTCTGATGGATACTCGTTCGTGGATAATGTGTCTTTATTCAATGGGGTACGATGGTGAATCAAATACTTTTAATCCTGAAAATAAAATGTATGATTGGGATAAGTCAAATATTGCGTATCAAAGAGATGTAATTGATAACTATTTATACACAAGTCGAGTGCATGATTTGATTGATTTAAGAGAAAGATATCAAATTGCGAGATCCCTATTAGGAAGGCTATATAATCAAACAACAGATCCTTATGAACGTGCTTTTCTTTTAGGAAGACAACCAGTTCAGGATAGAATTCAATTTAGAAACAATACATTGAGTGTTCATTTATCTCAATGGATTAGAGGACAAATAGGAGGTCCTTCAATTAAATATTGGGATGTAAGGGATGTAACAAATATGAGCAGATTATTTGAGATTATACAAGGTGTAAGAAATATAAATCCGTTAGACCTTACATATTGGGATGTTTCTAGAGTGACTGATATGTCTTTTATGTTTATGAATGATACTAATATAATTTTTAGAGGGCTTACCAATTGGAATACGTGCAGAGTTCAAAATATGAGTCAGATGTTTAGTCGTGCAACAGTTTTTAACCAAGATATCGGAAATTGGGATGTTTCTAAAGTGACTGATATGAGTCATATGTTTTATGATGCAATATCTTTTAACCAATATATTGGAGATTGGGATACTAGCAGAGTTCAAAATATGAGGCAGATGTTTAGTCGTGCAATAGTTTTTAACCAAGATATTGGAAAATGGGACACGAGCCGAGTCACAAATATGTCCTTGATGTTTTCTGATACAAGAGATTTTAACCAAGATATTAGAAGTTGGATCACACGCAGAGTTACAGATATGAGTGGAATGTTTAATCGTGCAGTAGTTTTTAACCAAGATATTGGAAGATGGGACACGAGCAACGTAAGAGATATGCAGTATATGTTTTCTAATGCAAGAGCTTTTAACCAAGATATTAGAGGCCGAGACGGAAGTTGGATCACGAGCAGAGTTCAAAATATGCGTGGAATGTTTAGTCGTGCAGTCGTTTTTAACCAAAACATTGGAAGATGGGACACGAGCAGAGTCACAGATATGACTTCAATGTTTGATAACGCAATTGCCTTTAATCAACCTCTTATTTGGGACACAAGAAACGTTGAACATATGAGTTGGATGTTTGTGGATGCAATTGCCTTTAATCAGTTGCTTTATTGGAATGTAAATAATGCTACACTCAGAACTGGTATGTTTAATAATTCACACGGTCGTCTTATAATAATTTAGGTAATATATCTAAATCTTATATTAAAATTAGTCTTGTAGATGAACAATAAATATAGAATACTAGGTTACGATTTACTCTAAAAAGCGGATATTAGCCGAGTTCAATATATGTTTGCTGGAGCAGTGCGTTTAGTAAACCTATTAAACATGCATCTGCATGTAAGTACTTTGAGTCTGAAATGAATAAAATCAGACAGTTTTATACCGATCATCAAGACAAAGACCCTATCAAACCGAAAACAACAATATAATGATCCTAACTCTGTAGTTCCGGAAAATCCAAAAATGATTATACCAAAAACCTAAGTATTGTATAGATATGCAAATAGTAAATATAAAACAACCATTATTTTCAAAGTTTTTAATAACTAAAATATGAATTGATGCTAAATAAAATAAATATTTTATTAATGAATGATTGATCTCTTTTTGGAAAATTAAATAAAAATGTAATTAAATGATAAATGGAAATTATTTGTGAAAACTTAACGAAAACCTATAACACAAATGTTCTTGACACTGATCCAAAAATAAGGGATGAATTTTACAAAGCTTCAGTTACTCACAGAGAAAGTAAAAAAGGTAAAACAATTCTTATGAATCTTATTTATAATCATATCCATAAAGATAACAAACCTATTCGAAACTTTATAGGTGGACCAAGAACAATTACACTCCATTGGAGTGAAAAATATAAAAAAATGATATATATATTTGGAGAGTCATATTCTGCTTATGCAGGAACGGATTGTTGGAAGTTTCCAAGTTATCCAGGTCAATTTACAACTCCAATAGAAACATATTTGTCTCAGTTAATTCTAAATACTGACGTTTTTATTGACGTTTTTTTTGAATTTCCAGTATACAGAGGTAAAGAGTATCACTCTACTTTTCAACCTTTTCAAAAATATGATCATATGAACAAACTGTTCGTACATTTTAAAGAATGTGTGCAATATTCGACAAGGTCTGCTAAAGAGTGTAGTTTAGCAAGAATTCATTATTTTGACGCCAGATATGTAGATGACGTAGGTATAGTTCATGGTTTAACTACTTTGTCTGAATATAGAAATATAGTTATGAATATAATTAATAATTATAAAAAATCAGAATGGGCAGATAAATTTAAAGAAGATTCTTATCTCTCTTCCAATATTAAAATATTAGAAGAGTTGGCCGAACCTGACGACGAAAAATTCATATCTTTTCTTATGTCACAAATTTATCAAAATAGGTCAATTATAAAAAATTTAAACAAAATAACAGAAGACTCTTCTATGAAAGAAACTATTTTAGAGTTTATAAAAAAAGAATTCAAAGAACAATCAAAAGATATCAGAAGTGAATTACAAAAGCAAATTCGAATCATTTTAAATGCTAAATATCAAACTAGTCAAGAATTTGCTGACTCTTTATTAGCATCAATGAACCTCATTAATAAATTAGTTGCTCTTATTGCAGACACTTATACTTTGTCACGTATTTTTAAAGACTTCAATATGGAACAAAAAGCATATAAAGGAGCAAAGGACCAACCGGACAGAGCACACAACATTATCATATACGCAGGTGAAGAACATTCTAAAATATATAGAAAATTTTTAGAAAGTGTTGGATTTGAAGAGTTTGGTAGCTCCGTAAATGATTATACCTATGAACCTAAGTATTGTATAGATATGCAAATAGTAAATATAAAACAACCATTCTTTTCGGAATGGCCGCCAACACGATAAAATATTTTTATAGATCATTTATTAAAGTTCTTTTTGATGGTTCATCTGACAACATTAATTTAATCATATCGGGAACTTTGAATTTATCAATACCAACTTTGAATATAGAAATAAACTCCATTGATGACTGACAATTACTAAATAGCTGAATATAAATAATACCTAAACTATAAATATCTGATTCAAAAGTATAAACAGGAGTATTAGATTTTGACTCTGGAGCTAAATAAAGTTCAGATCCCATATATAAATCAGACATAATACGGCTGTCATTATTTTCATAGTATTTTGCTAACCCAAAATCACCCACATATGCATGTTGCATATTTGTATCAATAAATATATTATCAGGTTTAAGATCTCTATGCATAATACCTTTTGAATGTAAATATTTTATAGCATTTACAATATCTTTCCAGATATTTTCTTTATTTAGATTCGAATTAAACATAATATCGGTTAATGTGTGCTCATAGAATTTAGTTTGAATACATAATATGGGTCTCTTTCTTTTATCAAATTCTATCCATGAAGTATTATATCTAAGAATGTTTGGGTGTTCAAGCTTTGCAAGAACACGAATTTCCCTTAAAAGTAATTGAGTGTTATCCTTTAAAGATAACAATGGATTCCCAGATGATATATCAGATATTTCATCTATCAAATCTATTTTTTTTAAACTATATATTTGATCATCAAGCATATTATATATTTTATAGACTTTACCGTGAGCACCTCCTCCTATGTAATTAAGTGTTTTAATTAATGATGATGGATCTAAAGTATTTACAACCAAATTAGTTTCATTTGATGATTGTTTACACAATTGAAGCATATTTTATAGTAGTTGTAAATATATAAATCAATTTATACTCAAAACCAGATGATAATTTACATCTATTATTTTTTAGGTAATAAGAATTGAAAATATTAGTACCACCACAAAACTATCGATTTATTAATTTCAATATTAGTTTCAATCGTTCTCTAATTTTTTCGAAAAAGTTGTATAATCATTAATAAAATAATTTTTTTAATAAATAAACAAGTTTGTGATAAATAAAAATTATGCAAAGACAACAATCTGTATTTCCTTTGGAATCACTTCCCAAAGATCTCATTATTAAGATAATAACGTTATTATTCGATACACAAGATCAAACAATTCAAACAAATATAGCAAATCTTAGTTCTATCAGAATGATAAATGTTAGTATTGAAGCAAGTCATAGTAAAGTTAAGATAGTTGATTTTATTGATACATATTTGTGGATTCGATTATTGATAAGCATCGGTATATTTGACAATCAATCTCATCCAGAATGGGGTGATACAATTAAGGAGTATCTAGGTCGAATTGTTAGAGAACGTCGGTATACAAGCAGAGTTCACGATTTAATAGATATATCAAAATCGTCTCAGAGTATAAGAGATTATGCTCGAATTCTGCTTGATAACTTAATAACGGAATATTCCGATGAAGTAGAACGTTCGTTTTTACTTGGTGAGATGACTGATATACCTTCTCTTGATAATAAAACTATTATACAACTAATTAATACGAAATCTTTTGGTAATATAAAATACTGGGATGTGAGAAAAGTCACTAATATGAATTATTTATTTGACTGTATTCAAACAAATATAAAAGATTTAAATCTAACTTATTGGGATACAAGTAATGTAACAAGTATGATTGCTTTAATGAGATATGTATTTTTCGATATTAGTGGAATCACAAACTGGAATACATGTAGAGTAACAGATATGGATCATTGTTTTTATCATGCAATTGCTTTCAATCAACCGTTAGAATGGAATACAAGTAATGTACAAAACATGTTTTCTATGTTTGATCATGCAACTTCATTTAATCAACCATTGGATTGGGATACAAGTAATGTAAAAAATATGTCTTATATGTTTTGTCGTGCAACTTCATTTAATCAACCATTACAATTACAAACAAAAAATGTTATTTATATGAAAAAAATGTTTTACAAAGCAAACTCGTTTAGACAACTTTTGGATTGGAATACACATAATGTAATTGATATGACTAATATTTTTACAGGCTCACAAAGTAATTGGGCATAATTTTTTATAAAAGACGTCTTTTATAAAATCAAAGTGTTTTAAATTAAGTTCTACATAACCATATTTATAAAAATTCTAATTCTTCAATCCAACCAAAATCAGGTATCAAACCTAAAAAACACCCATTTTCTTTTGCTATATCATACATTTTAGTAGAATAAGAACCACATTTTACTCTAAGTACTTCATTTGAAAATCTTCCCATCTTTTTGTTGTATTCTGATATAGTTTTAATAATAGTTTCTTGATCGTAATCTAATACTAACTGTTTTAATTTTGTTACAAAAATACGTTTATTAATACGTGGTCTATTACATCTTTTACCTTCTTTTACATCTATAATAATTCCTGGATATTCATTGACAAAATGATGTAACACACGTTGTAAATTGGAATTTGTTGTATCTTTTCCGTTAATATGCGCATTGCTCTAATTAAACTTAAAATATTTCAATTTTAATTTTACAAACATAACAATTGATAAAATATTTTTATAAATTATATTATAAATGGCAAGTAGTGTTCCTAAAAAGTTGTATGCAAATTTATCATCTTTACCTGATCATATAATTATTATGATTTTACAAAATATTATAGAAGAAGCAGATGATGATTCAAATACAAGTATCACAAATTTTATTACTATTCCTCAATTTCGATTGATAATTGCTAGTATGAATGCTAAAGAAGAGATTTCAGTATGTCGTTTATCTTTATTAAGTACTCGTGCATGGATACTTGCTCTTTTTAGTATGGGTTATGATTATGATACAAATCAATTTTCAGATAATGATAAATTTTCATTAACCTGGGGGAAAAAAATAATTGACATTCAAAAAAAAATAATTACAGAAAAGCTTTATACAAGCAGAGTTCACGATTTAATAGATATAGTTAGAAATAAAACAAATCGTTTGAATAATCCCAAATTTTTTACATATATATCTGCCGCTCAAAAACTTTTAAATACTCTTGATATTACACCCGAAATTATTCGATCTTTACAAAATAGTTCAAAATTAGACAATAGAACTATTAAAAATGCAGTTGTTGCATCTTTTACAGCTAATAATTTTATAGATATAAAATACTGGGATGTAAGAAAAGTCACGGATATGAGTCAACTTTTTCAATATATTAAAATTCATTTACGAGGTGATGCATTTAAACAAAATATAGTTATAGATCTAACTTACTGGGATACTTCAAACGTTACTACGATGAAAGATATGTTTAGTAATGAAAATATAAATGTTAAAGGTTTTAAAGGATGGAATACTTCTAGAGTTAAAGATATGTCTAGTATGTTTAGAAAAAATAAGGAATTTAATTCAGAAGGAATTTCTTTTTGGGATACACTCAATGTAAAAGATATGTCTAATATGTTTAGTGAATCAACATCTTTTAATCAACCTTTAGGAAACTGGGATACAAGCAACGTACAAAATATGAATAGTATGTTTTTGGCTGCATCACGTTTTAATCAACCTTTAGAAAGGTGGAATATTGGTAAAGTAAAAACAACAGAGTCTATGTTTTCTGGTGCTATTTCTTTTGATCAAAGTTTAAATGGTTGGAATACAAGCAAAGTAACACGTATGGATTCTATGTTTTCTAACGCTGCAAATTTTAATAAACCATTAACATGGAATACTGAATCTGTTGTATCTATGAGTTTTATGTTTCACGATGCAATTAATTTTAATAGTGAACTTATATTTATAAATACAGAAAACATTATCTCAACAGACTCAATGTTTAGAAGTGCTATTTCTTTCAATAATACACTTACTTTTACAGACTTGCCTAAACTTGAGTCTGCATCAGGAATGTTTTTCAACGCAAGAACATTTAATCAACCTTTAAAAGAGTATAATACAGAAAATCTGAGAGATATGTCATATATGTTTCTACATGCTATCTCTTTTAATCAAAAAATTCAATGGAACACAAGTCAAGTTACAAATATGTCAAATATGTTACAAAGTGCTCAATCTTTTAATCAAGAATTGTCTTTTGATACAAGCAAAGTTATCAATATGTCACGTATGTTTCATAACGCAACTTCTTTTGATAAAAAGTTGTCTTTTAATACAATCAGTGTTACTAACATGAGTTTTATGTTCTGTGATGCTATCATTTTTAACAAACCTTTAGATGGTAATTTTGATACAAAGAATGTAATAAATATGTCACATATGTTTGAAAGAGCACGTTTGTTTGATCAACCACTTAAATGGAATACAAGCAACGTAGAAGATATGTCATATATGTTTAACGATGCAAATTCGTTTAATAATAAACTTTCTTCTAATCAAGATCTTGAATGGGATACAAGAAAAGTAGAAAATATGGAAGGTATGTTTTCAAATGCTACTGCTTTTAATAGATCTTTAAATGGGTGGATTACAACAGATGTTACTAATATGTCTCATATGTTTGAAAATGCACATTTTTTTAATCAATCACTTAACGATTGGGATACAAGAAAAGTAGGTTCTACTGAATATATGTTTTCGAATGCTTTGTCTTTTGATCAATCGATTACGTGGAATTTAAACAAAATAAGAAATATGGAAAGAATGTTTTTTAATGCAAGAAATTTTGGTAAAAAGGAAGATACTATTGTAACATTTAATAATTTAACTAATCTTAGAAAAATTGATTTTATGTTTACACAAAGTTCTTTTACCAATAAATCTAAACTTCATTGGAATCCACCAGCTAGTTTAATAAGTATGGAAGGAATGAATGATTTTTAAAATAAATAATTTACTTTAAAAATGGTTTTCGTAATTGCTAAGAACAGAAAATTGATTATAATTAGGATTGCATTCTTTTATCTTTTGTATTGAAAAAACTTTTTCCTTTTGAGAATCAACCTTTTGAGAATCAACCTTTTGAGAATCAAACTTTTGAGAATCAACCTTTTGAGAATCAACCTTTTGAGAATCAACCTTTTGAGAATCAACCTTTTGAGAATCAACCTTTTGAGAATCAACCTTTTGAGAATCAACCTTTTGAGAATCAACCTTTTGAGAATCAACCTTTTGAGAATCAACCTTTT